TACTGTTTTAAATAGGGGTGAGTAGATTCCATCTTCATCCCAATTAGGGTATTCCTTATCGACAGCAAATGGTCCTTTCATAATGCCAGTACCAAAGAGTGCAGCCTCAAATGCAGCAGAACGTAACTGCTTCTTAGCATTTGACTCTTCTAGTTGGTCATGTATTTTCTTCTCCATCTTCTTAGCTGCAACCATAGCAGGGTGAAAGTTAACAGAGGTAGGACTGCCAGTAGATTTAAACTCGATATCTTCCTCAACTGCACTCAGATCGTCTGTAAGTGGTCCTACACGCTCGTTAAATTCTGGTAGGGTCTCCCCCGGTAAAAGTTGTTGAGAGTCTGTAGCACCTGGTTCTGCCTCTCCTGTAGCCTCTTTAATCTGAGGGTTAGTTTCAAGACTAACTGTATCTTCAACACCATCAGGTAAAACTGTAGGATTAATACTAAGAGGAAACTTGTTGCCACCAAAGAGTACTTCTACAAGCTGTCCATATGCAGCAAGTACTTTTGTTTTTGTAACTTTAACAAACACCCTAGATTTTTCTGTGGATGTAAATTGAACCTCTGGACTATATAATCCACGGTAATTACGATAGGCTTGTATCCACCTCTCTTCATCACCTCTCCTAGCTGTTTCAGCTTTATTGTATTTACCTTTAACGAGACCTACAATATCTCCTACACTTTTATCTGCATACCCATCGTCTTGCATATCTTCAATAGCAACAGTTTTGTCAGAGTCTGCAGTTATGTTATCTTCTTCCATATTCTATCCTTAATATCCAAATGTTGCGTCAGCAGCCTGAAACCCTGAAGACTGAGACATTGGGTTGTAGTCAAATAAACTGCTTCTTGGTCTTGTCATTACACCATACCTTAGTGCATCATATAAGTGGTCTTCAGATTTTGTATCTACATCCTCTGGATTACTTTTATCTAAAGGAAGTGCAGGTAATTGTGATATAATATTAACACAGCTATTGAAAAAAACCAAGCGTGGTTCATTAGTAAACTCATCAATTTGTAATCGTCTATGTATTTCATTCTTTCCTGCAACTCTTGACCCCCTACTTCTATCAGAAGGTCTCCAACGACATCCCTTTATAATCATCTGTTCTGCAAGAGAAGGACCAGTATCCCCACGTTTATGCCAAAGACTACTATCCAATACCCCATACCTAATTGTTCCATCTTCTGCCTCTGCTTCTAAAACCATATCAGCTAAATCACTAGCTAGAACTTTAGATACATAAAGTTCTCTATAAACTACCAGTTGCTCTGCAGGGGTGACTGCAATCCAAACAACACCAGTGTAGCTTCCATAACCGTAATCGCAAGCACGAAACTTAGCCCAACTATTAGGTATATTATAAGGCTCAACAACGTGTACATTTCTGTTCCACTCTGTAAAAGCTGCTCCTTCGTTAACATCCCAATTTCCTTCTAATAATTGTTTACGTTGATGTTCAGGTAGTGACAGTAAGTTTGCTTCATAGACACCATCATCTGCTAGATAAGGATTATCAAAGAGTGTTGCAGGTATAAAACGTCTTTTGAATAGTGGCTTACCCTCTTGACTGTGACCTTTAGGCATTGCTAGTGTTTTGCCTGTTTGAATATCTGTAGCCCAAAAAGCCTCCCCATGTGGTGCAGGGTCTATAAACATTTTCTTTACCCACTGATGTCCACTTCCTCCGGGATTTGATGTAGCCCTCATATAGATAGATAGACTAGTATCAGAAGTACGTAACCTACTACGTAAGTAATCCCAAGCAAACGGAGTAGACCACTGTGTAAGCTCATCAAACCCTATCCAACTAAAAGCCTGTCCTTGATACCGTGTAACATCATCATCTCTGTCTAGGTAGGACAACCAGAGTGTTGCTCCTGACGGTGCTACCCAAGTCTTATCTCGTTCTAAAAACTTTATATTTGGTATCGCTTTGGGATATAATTGTTTAGAGACAGATATAAGTTCTCTTAGTTCCTCAGTTGTTTTTCTTACAAGCAATCCTCTAAAGTTAGGATTATTAAAGTATCTTACTGGGTCTGCAAGCATTGCATAGGATTTTCCACCACCTGCACTGCCACCATATAATACCTCTCGTTCATCAGCAGAAAGAAATTGAGTCTGTGGTCCTTTGTTTGGTTGAAAGATTACTTCCTGTGATTTTTGTACTTCTACAGGCTCTGGTTTAATCTGTGGGTATACTTTCTGTTCTTCCACCAATTCTTTTTGCTTCAATTTTTTCTGCCTTCTCAAGGGCTTCTTTGTACCTTTGAGCGAGGTAGCGTTGCGTTGCAGCATCTGTTTTACGTTTTTGCTCAATCTTTACTCTTTTCATTAAACCTACGTGAGAGATGTATCGCTTTGACTGTTCACTTAACCAATTTGCTACATCCCTGTAACTATACTGTTTAAGATACTTCTTTGCCTTTTCTAGTAATTCTAATTCATCCTCTATTGGTAACAGTATATCCTTATCTTTTTTATCCTGTTCATATCCAAAAGGTATGTACCTTCCTATACGTACTATGGGTTGCCAATCAAAACCCAGTTCAGTTTTATCAGGTATTGGAAGTTTCCACTCTTTAGTTATTTTCATCGTTTTTCGGTGGTAAAATAAATAAAGGACTAGCAGATGTTACTTCTACCTTGTCTGTTTTAGCAAAGCCACTTCTATCAAGTATATCTTTTGCTGCTGCCATCTTTTCTTTGTTTCCTAAATCAGTTGGACTAGTCATTATTTCATACATAGAGTGTGCAGCCTTAGTTGCTGTAGATGAAATAAACTTTTTTGTTTCCTCTGCTATTTCTTCTTGAAGTGCAGAAGCTACGGCTGAAGTTGCTACATTGTCACTATATCCTGCCATCTTCTTAGCAGTGGTAAGATTTCCCTGTGCCTCTTCAAATAAAACATTAAGAAATGTTTGTTGTTTTTCTGTAAGTTGTACACTCATTATATTATATCCTTACTGATTTGTCAATGCATTTATACTGTATAGTGTGTGGAACAGCTAATCTTGGTCTCATATGATTTACAAATTGTCCTACCATTACTACACATTCTTGTACTGTATTAGCTTGTTGGTCAGGATTAAAGTGTTTACAGTCTACAGATTGGTCTACTACAGAGAGTAAACATATTGTAACTACAGGTAAAAACATTAACTTAATTCAAAGTGTGGTCCATCTATAAATGGTCTTCTACCCTGTCCTCTTCTTAAATCTACATATGCATTCATAGCATCTTCCATAGTACCATCCCATGTACGCATGTCATCTATTTGCCAAGCTGCACCCCAACGTATACCTACGTTCTCAAGCTTTGCAGCTTCCTTCATAGCGTCAGCAATGTCATCATAAACATTGAGTTCCCATGAAGCCCTCCCACCTATATATGCCATCAAGTCTACAGCTAACCCATCTAGGTGCTTTGACTTCATGGTCTGTGATGCTCCTTTGGCTACAAGTGCTTCCTGTTCCTCTATGGTACGTAGTCCACAGATAACACCAAAGTCTATCTTAGATACATCTATAGCTTTTTTAACTACACGTACCATATCTTCATGGACACCATCTAGTCTATCTAAGCTTCGTTGTGAGAGAGTAAATCCCATATTATATCCTTTTCTGATTTTGTAATCTTTCTCTATCTGCTTTTTCTTTACAAGGTATACAAACACTATTCATTTTTATAAATTTTTGTTGTATTGTATAAACTGTGTATACTAGTAGAGGTTTTTTGCAAATAAGACAATATTTATTTAGTAATTCCTTTTTGTTTTTCATAGGTTCTTAAACTACCAAGTCCTAACATACCCATCAGGACTGTCATTAAACTTCCCATATCAAATTCAGGTATAGGTGGTATATCTATTCCTGCCAGTGATACGCCAAATAAAATTAAAGGGGATAGGATAAAGTGGTAGAGAAGAGCGATACCACAGGTCCAACCAACAAAGGGTCTCCACCCACCTTTAAATAAGCTTCCACTTGCAGCTTCAGCTTTGTTCACTTCTACTTGTGCCAGTGCCAACTGTTGTGCATGTTGGTCTGACATAGTAGCTATTTCATGTGCTAGTCTAGCCTTTTCATCAGCATCAGGTATAACCTTATCTAAAATATTAGATACTGGTCCTACTAGTGTAGATATTAAACTCATCAGACATTAACAGCTATGTAAATACATAGACCTATAATAATAAGTTTACCATAATCTAAATCCCACGCAGTTCCTTCACCACGTTCCTTAAAGAAAGTCTTAATTCGTTCTAACATATTATCTACCTCTATCCATTTCTTTTTGCATAAACACAATCTGTGTCTCTAAGATACTCATGCGTCTAAGTATGTCATTACTGTCACCTATGCCTCTAGCTAGGTGGTTACTTAATGATTCTACATCTGAATCAATAGTATTTATATTTGTAGAATTAGATACTACATCTCTCTTTAGATTTACAGAATCCTCTATAGCCATTGTGCTGCTCAGTTCTGCAACTTTAGCATCTAAAGATTTAATGGTAGCATCTGTTTGAGCCACATACCATACCGCTGCAGAAATCTGCATAACTAAAGTAACGGCTAATCCTATAGAAACTTTAACATCCATTAAATGTTCTCTCTCTGTTCTGTCTTAGCTGACACACTTACAGATGCTCTTGTACCATTAACGTAAATACCAAACCATGCAGCACCTGCTCCCACAACGACAGACACAAATCCTGCCTGTGCATTGTTAGGGTCTGTTAAATTCATAAACCAGTTACATGTTTGGTAAAACACTATCATATATGACAGTATTAACATACGTGGCACTATTCTCCAAGCTGATAATTTTTCTGGTGTCACTTCTTACCCCCTAAATAATTTACAGTCTTATCTGAACTTAGCCGTTTTCTTAGCCACCTTCTTGGGTTGGGCAACATGTTGTTTGCCCTTACTCTTACCCAATCTTTTAGCCTTACTGGTTGCAGCATACTCAGAGGCAGATAAATTCTTAATAGCATTAGTAGGAAGGTAACGCTCACCAGTTGCTTTTTTACCTTGTGTAGAAGGTTTGCCACTCTTGGTTCTCCACTTCTGCTTACCCCAATCCTTAAGACTTTTCTGAGACTTTGCTAGTGCCATTACTTCTTCTTCTTCATAGCTCCACCCTTGGCATAACCCTTCTTCTTCATCATGCCACCTTTTTTCATACCAACTTTTTTCTTGGTCATGCCGCCCTTAGCCATTTTACCCTTGCCATCTGCAGCAAAAGCAGGAATCATCTTGCCATTCTTTTTTACCATAGGCATTTTTGCTCCACCCTTAGCGTAGCCTTTTTTCTTCATGCCACCCCTTGCCATACCTTTTTTCTTCATCTTACCCATTGCCATGTCTATTTCTCCTCATTATATAAATTATCAAAGACTCGTTTGGTATCCCAAACATATTCAGTTTCTAGTTTTGAATGGAACACTCTTTGACTTGGTTTAAAGTCTGGTGCTCCCTCTCCTGTCTCAAACCATGCAGGATGTGTTACTCGTACTCTGTTATTAGGTAACGCTACAATGTTACCTGTATACTTACCTGCGTCCATTAACTCTAGCACATGACTTTGTTTGTGTTGTGCAGGGTCATCAGCTATTTCACTGTCTGTATAGTCTACAGTAAAATAGTATTTAGCAGGGTAGAACTCTCCATCAATCTTTGCAATCCAAGGTGCAGGAGTAGCTCTGTTCAAAACGTAGACTGAATGGTCATGTGACATACAATCCCAAGGTTGTGCTACGTATGGTGGTAATTCTTCTGCCCATTCTTCAACAGGTGTATCACCTACCAATGCTGTAATAGGCATCCTAGCCCACATTGCTCCACCGTGTATATTTGGTTCGTCTGTATCATCTGACTCACAACCAGTAAAAATAACTTGAAAACTTAAACATCTGTTCGGCATACTTGTTACTGCTATCACCATACAGTGTAAAAACTCTCCATGATACTGTTCAAAGTTACACGTATATTCTCTTCTTACCCATGCCTTGAAGTATGGGATGTTGCTTTGTAAATAGGGCATTAAGCATTTTCCTTTTCCTTTTGCTTTTTCAACTGAAGCTTTGCTTGTTTTGAAAGTCTTACAACTTCAGTCTTACCCATTACTTTAGCACGTTGTTCCATCACTGTCAAGATTTGAATTTTCCTAGCGTAAGGTTTTTTTACTTTCTTGACTTTAGCTATTGTAGCCTTTGCATCTGTAGGAGTAGCAAACTTTATACTGACTGTATCTTTTGGATTCTCATCTGTATAAAGTCTTCTGCCACTACCCTTTGGTTTTTTACCAGTTCCTTTTAGAGGGTCTTTTTTCTTTGTCACAGTTATTTAACTTTTTTACTTGTTATGCCTTTTAAAACTTTGGCTTGACCTGCGTGTAGCTTAGAAGCTTTATTTAAACCCTTAATAACTTTTTTAACTTTCTTTTTATTTTGATTAGTTAATGCCATTATTTGTAACCTCCACCCTTAGCTTTATATTGTTTAGCTAACATTTGAGCTTTACGAGCAGACCACTGACCTGCACCGCCACCTTTAGAACCTGCTTTGATTCTATTAAATAAACTTTTACGCATTGTAGGTTTAGTATAATTACCTGCTTTATTTACCGTAGATTTTTTAGCTGCCATTAGCACTTCCACCTTTTTCTTGCCTGTCTTAATCTGCTATTAGGGTCTTTAGCTGCTTTAGGAAATTGTTTCATCTGTCCTGCACTACGAGCACAGAAAGACTTTCTTCTCTTGGCAGCCTTACTTCCTGCCTTAACCTTACCAGTTACAGCAGTCTTTAGTTTAGACCCCGGATTATCTCTACGATATTTAGCCACACCCTTAGCAGTCATACCTGCACCCTGTTTTGTAGGACGCTTATGACCGCCTCCGATAGTGTGACCCTTCATACCTGCCATTTACTTTATCCCATGTACCTTTGCGTATATTTCACTACGTCCAAAGCCTAAATCTTGTAGCTCTCTATCTGTAAACTTATTTAATTCACTCATTGCTGCTCGTCTTGCTCTGGCTTCTTGAGACCGTTTAAACCATTCCTTTAGTATCTTAACCATTGTACTACCTCCTTGTTTTTGTACAAGGCTAGTTATACCATAGTTTACATCTATTTACTACAGACAGTTATGCAATGCTGTTATGCCGTAGTGGTCTTAGGTACTTCAACTAGTGAAGCTATAACATGTAGTCTGTTAGCTGTACCTGCAGTTACTTTAAGTATATCTCCTGACACCAGTATTAAATCATTTGTAATAAGTTCTACTGTACCCTTGGAACTTACAGCCTTATCTTTAAATACACTAAAGACGCTGCTGCCATTTGTTATTGTAATTGTAATAGTATCAGCATTGCCGCTGTCCTCAGACACTAAGATAGAAGATACAAATGTAGTCATTAGAGAAGGACAAGTGTAGAGCGTAGTTACATTTGTAGTTGTTAAGTCTAGCTTAACATTCTTATACCTAGATGTACTGAGGACATTAGCCATTATCTTTTACGTGCCATACCACCACCGTAAAACATTCCTGTCTTACGCATGTCAGACATACCACCCTTATTCATAGATAGTCCAGTAGTGGGGTTTATTTTTCTTTGAGTAGTTGGCATCATGCCACCTATTGAGTATCCTTTAGAAGACATCTTTGGAGTACCATCATGGTTATGTGTATCCCCAAATTTTTTATCCCATTCTTTTCTCTTACCCTTATTATCTAAACGTGTTTTAGGTCTTGGCTCTACTTTACTAAAAGGATTTTTTTCTTTAGTTTTAGATGGTGCTTTCTCAGCCTTCTTTGTATCAGGTTTTGTTTGAGGACCAGTAGTAGTATCTTTAATTCTTTCTTTACGAGTTCTACTACCTTTCATATCTGCAGGTTCAAGTATAGTTACCTTAATAGGGTCTCCATCTGTTCTATTT